TGTTGCCTCTAACCCAGAGAAGTTTGCCAAATTCTTTTATGAAAAAGGTAAATCTGAAGCGGTAGAAGGTGTTGCAAGAGAGTCTAAAAATATAGATATGACTCGTAATGCAACGTCTATAACACCACCTCAAGGGTTTCAGGTAAGATCGGTAGATGCGGAGCGTGGAAATAGATTAGTAATTAGAAACAATAAAACTTAGAAATTATGGCTGGATCAATAGCAGCGAGTCCAGGGGTAGCGATTACTCCTAGCTCAGTAAAGGCAACATTGCCTACAAATTATATTACAAACTTTAACTTCTTGAGTCAGTATCTACCTGATACATATGAGCAAGAATTTGAGCGTTACGGTAATAGATCAATCGCATCATTCTTACGTATGGTTGGTGCAGAACTTCCTTCTAACTCTGACATGATTAAATGGGCAGAACAAGGTCGTTTACATACAAAATATACAGATGTATGGACTCTTAATGCAGCTGGTGCAACTTCAGCAACAGTTACTTATAATCTTCAAGCAGGATCTACATGTAACTTTAGAGTTGGACAAACTGTATTTATTTCTCAGAATGCTGGTACTGCATCAAACAAAGGTGTTATTACTTCTGTAAATGCCAATGGTGTTGCATTCGATGTTGCTTATTACGAGGCATCTCAAGCAATTATTGCTGGTACATCAACTTCTAATTTATGTAGTGTATTTGTTTACGGTTCTGAATTTAGAAAAGGAACAGGTGGAATGGCAGGAAGCAATGAATCACAAGATTTGTACTTCGATAACAAACCAATTATCATCAAAGATAAGTATGCTGTTTCGGGTTCTGATATGGCACAAGTTGGATGGGTTGAGGTAACTACTGAAAACGGAGCTAGTGGATATTTATGGTACATCAAGTCAGAGCATGAGACTCGTCTACGTTTTGAAGATTACTTAGAAATGGCTATGGTAGAAGGTATTCCTGCTGCTACTTCTTCTGGAGCTGCTGCTGCTGCTGTTCTTAATGGATCTGCTTACCCAGCTGGATCTACATTAGCTCAATCAGCTGGTACACAGGGTATGTTTAGTGCTATTGAAAGTCGTGGTAATATATGGTCTGGAGGTAATCCAACTGCATTGTCTGATTTTGATGCAATTGTACAACGTCTTGACAAGCAAGGAGCTATTGCTGAGAATGCATTGTTCTTAAATCGTCAATTCTCATTCGACATCGATGATATGTTAGCTGCTCAAAATTCTTACGGAGCTGGTGGAACTTCTTTCGGTTTGTTTGATAATTCTGAGGAGATGGCGTTAAACTTAGGTTTCTCTGGATTCAAGAGAGGATATGAGTTTTACAAGACTGACTGGAAATACTTAAACGATGCTACACTTCGTGGTGGTCTTGTTGGTGGTAACATCAATGGTGTTTTAGTTCCAGCTGGTACGATGAATGTATACGATCAAGTTATCGGTAAAAATGCAAGACGACCGTTCTTACACGTGCGTTACCGTGCATCTGAAACTGAAGACAGACGTTACAAGACTTGGATGACAGGTTCAGCAGGTGGTGCTTCAACAAACGATGAAGATGCAATGAATGTTCATTTCTTATCTGAAAGAGCTTTGTGTACACTAGGTGCAAATAACTTCTTCTTATTCAAGTAATAGGATTAAATTAAGAGAGGGACATCAGTGTCCCTCTCTATTTTTTTTAAAATAAATTAAATTATATAAAATGGAAACAATTAAAAGAGTAAAATTAGAGTCTAAGGACAGAATCTATTTATTAAAGAGTGATACAACTCCCTTAAGTTATTACATAGCATCAAAAGACAGCCCAAGAAAGAGGCTCCTTTATTTTGATGAAGAGACAAACATAAACTATCCGCTTAGATACGCAAGAAATTCAAAGACTCCTTTTCAGGATGATCAAGATCAAAACGTTATATTAGAGCCAGTTGTATTTGAGGATGGTGTTTTAAATGTACCAAAGTCAAATCCTGTATTACAGGAATTCTTATATTACCATCCAGGAAATGGAAGTGAATTCTATGAGTTTGACAATGAAAAAGACGCACAGGAAGACGTTACTATGTTATACGATCAACTTGACGCACAGATAGCAGCTAGAGACTTAGATATATCAGTACTAGAGTCTGTTGCTCGTTTGTTAATGGGATCAAATGTTGAGTCGATGAAGACTACTGAATTAAAGAGAGACGTGATGTTATTTGCAAAGCGTAATCCACAAGAATTTATGGAGGCTGTTAATGACCCATCACTAAGAATCAACAATATAGCAGCAAGAGCACTATCTGATGGCTATTTGATTTACAAGAACAATAAAAAAGAGATATACTTTAATTTCAAGGATAATAAAAAGAAGTTGCTTACCGTTCCATTTGGAGAGGATGCACTTTATGTACTGTCTTCATACTTTCAGTCAGATGAAGGTTTAGAGTTGTACAAACACCTTGAAGATAAGTTGTCAGAAAATTAGTATATTTGTACTTTACTAACCCATTTAAACTTTTTAAACAATGGAAAAATTTATCAGTATCCCCGTAACAACAACGGGAAATCAATTACTTTCAAGTAATCATGTTGTAGCGGTTTATTCTGCATCTGCAACTGGAACTACAACACTTATTTATTACATGAATGGAAAAACAGCAACATTAACTCACGCTGCTCAAGCTGCTTACAGTGTACGTGATGCAATTCAAGCTGCTATAACAGCTTCTTTAGCTTATAACTGGACAGAGCCTGTGTATGTTATTCCTTCATTACCAGCTGCTTGTAGTTTAATTCAAGTAGTATAATTAGTATATTATTAACACATTAATTTTTTAAACAATGGAAAAATTTATCAGTATCCCAACAGGAGTTGGAGCAAATCAATTAGTATCAGTTAACGATTTAGTAGGTGTATTTGCAGGTACAGCAGCAACAAATAATGTAAATTCTGTGCCAGCGGCAAACACTGTTCTTACATATGTTAATGGAAGAACTGTAACATTAGCTCACACTTCTCAAAGTAATTTCAATGTGCGTGATGCAATTCAAAATGCAATTGTTGAATCTTTAAAAACAAGCTGGACAAAACCAGTGGGATATGTTATCCCTTCACTACCTGTTACTCTTACGGGACTTACTGTAGCTACAGTATAAAAAACTAAAAGGCACTTTTTAATTAGAGTGCCTTTTTTTGTTTATCTTTGTAAAAATACTTGCAATGATAAATGATGTTAGAAATACTGTTCTGTCAATAATAAGTAAAGACAATCGGGGTTACATTACTCCAGAGGAATTCAACTTATTTGCAAAACAGGCACAGCTTGAAATATTTGAACAATACATTTACTCTTACTCCAACTCAATTGTTAAGCAGAACGCTAGAATGTTTGGAGAGGGATACACAGATGTTCCAAAAAATATAGGTGAGGTTCTTGACTCATTTTCTGTTCCTGCGGCATTATTTTATTCTAACCCATATTTTCTTTTACCTTTTGATTTTTATTATTTAGAGAAGGTAATGTATAATAACATTGAGGTAGAAAAAGTTAGCCAAAGAAAGATATCCGCACTATTAAATTCAAACTTAACGGCTCCAGATGTATACAATCCAGTATACACAATGACTAGTACTAGTAGTGGCGGTTCTCTTCTAATTGTATATCCTACAACAATTTCAACAAATGTTACAACTCAGTACCTAAGATATCCAAAAGATCCAGTGTGGACTTACAACTCAATCACGGCTGGTCAACCAGTCTTTAATCCTAGTAACGCATTTTATCAAGACTTTGAGCTACCATTGAGTGATTTTTCAGGGTTAGTAATTAAGATACTACAGTACGCTGGAGTTTCAATTAGAGAGATGGAAGTTGTACAGGCGGCTAAGTCAGAAGAGATACAAGACTCACAACAAAAACAATAGTAGATGTCATATATAACTAATTACCAGTACTACAAAAATAACGGAACTATCCCTGAAGATGAAAATTGGGGATCATATCAGTACGTTACTCTATCTGACATAGTAAATAACTTCATACTAATGTATGTGGGGAACGATAAGCTAGTCAATAATGTTGATCGATATACAATTATTTTTCATGCAAAGAGAGCGATACAGGAGCTTAACTATGACGCACTAAGAAACATAAAGGTTTTAGAACTACAGCTTGGGACTGAGCTAAAGATGATCATGCCTCCAGACTATGTTAGCTATGTTAGAATGTCAATGTTAAATAATGGTGTTCTTGTTCCACTGGTTGAGAACAGAACCGTTATGTCAGCTACGGCTTACTTGCAGGACAATAACCTAGACATTGTGTTTGACTCTAATGGAGAGGTTGTAACGGGCACATCAAAGCTTGACATCCTTAGAGGTGAAAACATGTTGTACACTGGTGGAGGATTATATAATAATCAGATGGGATACTGCTGTGATGGTCAATGGTACTTTAATTATAGCATTGGTTCAAGGTATGGCATGAACACTGAGGACGCAAACATGAACCCTAAGTTCACAATCAACAAGGAGTCTGGGGTTATTGATTTTTCATCTGGAGTTGAGAATGCATTTATTGTTCTTGAGTATATTTCAGACGGCATGGAGAATGGTGACTCAACAAAAATATCTATAAACAAGTTAGCAGAGGAGTACGTATACAACTACTTAAAGTGGGCCTTATTAAACAATAAGTATGGCGTTCAGGAGTACATAGTAGCAAGAGCTAAAAAAGAAAAGACCGCAACACTAAGGAATACAAGAATTAGATTAAGTAATATGCACCCATCAAGAATATTAATGAGCTTGAGAGGTAAAGATAAATGGATTAAGTAATCATGGCAGAAAGTAAGAGAACATTTATTGCTGGTAAGATGAACCAGGATATTGACGAAAGGATGCTTCCTGATGGTCAATACCGTTCTGCCAGTAACATAACAATAGAGGCAACTGGCGGATCTAATATGGGTGCCGCTCAAAATGCACTTGGAAATGAAAAGTTATTTGACGTATCAGATTTTTTACTTAACTATAGGGGACTTGTAGTGACAGGAGCAAAGACAATCGGTGCAGTAAAATACGAGCCACTTAGCTTGTTGTATTGGTTTGTAACATCTGATCAATTTGACGGCATATTTGAATACAATCAAAACAGCAATACAACGTCTCTTATTTTAGGTA